TTCATTGATAATCATTCATTCGACGTGTAAGCAGCTCAAATAACTTGGCAGTAACTTGAGTATCTTGGATGCAGTAATCCAGCATCTCAGGGGTATATGTCTCCCAGTTGCCTTCGTGCTTGCCAAAGTCACCCTTGAAGCAGCGGAGGCGATAACCCCACGCTTCTAGGCTATGTCGTCCATACAGACGCTGTGGCATACCTGTAGGACGACGTTCAAAATCTCTGGCATCAATCTTTGGATAGAACAAACGACTCAATACAAGAGTATCGATTACATCTCCTACAGGACTGAAGTCAGGATATTGCTCTTTAAGGAGCGGAATGTCATAGCCAATTATGTTGTGCCCAATGAGAACATCAGCACGTTCTAAAGCTTTGACACCCTGAATAATAGCGCGTTCTGGCTGACAATCAAACACTTCTGCTTCACCTTCTTTAGCAAGATCACGCATCACAATGCAGTGAATAGTTGAACCACGCCTGAGTAGTCCAGTACTTTCAATGTCAAACAAAAGTTCAGTCGTCATCGTGGATTTCTCCTTTTGTTTTTGGGTCATAGTCATCAGGCTTGTAAGGGTTTGAAGTTTCGTAGAGTTCTTCTTCAAGGTCCCTGTCAGCGTCTCGATTGACAGCGAATCGTGGGTCTTCGTTTTCATATACAGCTTCAATTGCAATTGATAGTTCGCGAGCTATTCGTCCAGCTCGTCTAAATTCGTCTTTGTAGTAAGGCTCCCATTGATGAGCCAGTACAATTATTTTCTTGATGCCCATAACATGGCATTGAAAAACAGATGCTGAGAACGGATATCGAGTTGTATAGATAACCGCTCCAGCCATGGGTGTGCCACGCTTTGCAGCAGCAGCTATTGCGTAACAAACGCAGTCGATTTCCACCTTGCTATCTGTAAGAAGGCTTCGTCCGTCTCCAACAATTTCACGATCGCGTACAACGATGCAGCCTCCTGGAGCAGCAGGGTGGGTAGAAGCAAGTCCAACTTGTTTAGCAAGATTGATAAAATACTTCTCTTTATTCTTGATATATGTCGGGTCACCTTGTGGACTGGGCATATTCACATTTTGAGGTATATAGTTCTATATTAGATAACGAGTCAAGTATATGTGAGTCAAATGGATTACGAAAAATTTTGCTATGAATACGATAAATTCGAGGAATACATGTCAGATTTTAGAAAAGAAAATCCTGAATTGACTGCCGACTCTTCTGATCAAGTAAACAGCCCTAAGCATTACACTTCGGGTAAACAAGAAGTTATCGACACTATTGAAGATGCCATTAGCTTGGCAGCAAGTGTTGAGCGTGGTTTCTTGCAAGGTCAGGTTCTGAAGTACATGTTGCGCATGTGGCATAAAGGCAAACCATTGCAGGATGCAGAAAAAGCACAGTGGTATTTAACTCGTCTAATTAACTCAATGCGCTAACATATTAAAGCGCCTGATAGGGCGCAATTAGCAGCGCTTGAAGAACAGATATTGACTTGATTGGTGCAACGTTTCATGATCTTGGATATGAGGCAAGAGCAAGTCATAAACATCCGCCGTATCACGGCTAAAGTGCTTGAAATATACAGAGATACCGTTACTAAGGTCTGGGATATGGGGTACGTACCACCCCGTAGGAATTAAACAATCCCACGGTTCAAGATCAAGAGACACCCAACTGTTCAGCTCCTCTAGGCGTTGAGCAGTTTTTATTATGTGTGCTTCATGTGCTTGCTCAGTAGGTACAGACAGCTTGTTGTTGTACAGGAGTGCATGCTTCCACATCAACGTGCCATCTTTGTGTATGAGCCTGCAAGGATGCACAGCATTACCAGACGGTAAGTTGTATAAGCATTTTGGAGAGATGTGTTTCATCCAACGTCACCTTTGCGATCTTCAAAATACTCAAGATCTTTCGACCACCCATCTCCTGCATACTCATTAAAAATGATTCTGCCTACATCACGGAAGGTGTTATAGAACAGAGTGACTTTATCAATATCTGATATAACCTCTTCTAGAGGCGGACCATAGATAAGAACATTCCACGTAGAAGGGCAGACGGGCTCAAAACCGTTGGTTGTAGCGCGAAGTTGCTTAATCCTCCTGAAAGGAATGCATACAGGATAGTCCCAAAGAATAGGAGTAGCACGAATGATTTCAGATGCACTAGTAAAAAAGACAAAGCTTTTAATATGATTGTTCCTATATTCATTGATAGTTTTGTTTAACCACAAGCGTGTATTACGCACTGCTCCTTTTGGAGATACCCATACGTTTCCATGCCATGTTTCATGTAATGGGTTTACGTCTAACGACGGCACAGACGTAGCGTCTACCAGAACCTGCTGGACTGGATCTGATGTTGGATCAAAGTCAATGCTGCCCATCACAGATCGAGCACGCTCAATCAGTTGAGGAGTGGGATACAAAGGCAGTTTTAAACCTTGTGCCTTGAGCTTATCCGCTAAATTCTTCTGCGAACGTTCGGAAGCTTTCTTGGCTCCCACCTGCTTCCACGCTAAATGTTCTTGTTCCAGCATCACTGATTAATGTAATTAGTACGTTATTGGACCAGTCATTCTCATCAACTTCTTCAAGCAGTTTTCGCAGGAACTTAACTACTTCATCATCATCAGCGCTTTCGGCGGCAACAATGTCTTTTTCAATGTCAGATCCACTCATAAATGTAGTGGAATCGTTTTGTAGATTAATAACGAGACTGCCAGCCCCACGTGCAAGAACACCGTTGCTTGCGATATTAATAAGATCAGTAAGTATAAGTTCAGCGGTTGCAGCTAGAAACTTTTGTTCTTGCTCCTTCTCTTCACCATACTTGTCAGATCGAATTAGTTGTTGCAGTAAATCTGTACGTCTTGACATAATTGAATGACTCTTGTATAAGGATAAGTAATTTAATAATCACTCGTGGGGTTTTCATCTTCTTCTCCGTTATCTGTAGGACCTTGATGTAAACCAGGGTCTAACGTAGATCTTTGGCTTGGATGATTACCTGCAAGTAGATCCAGCATTACTGCTTCAAACTTGTCACCATAAAGTGAACTTGGATCAAGTATTAATGCTTCACGATCAGCTAGATCCTCAGCATTCATAGCTTTCTCTTGTTCCTTGAGTGCTTCTTCCATCACATATTCTCCAATACGCTGCTTTAGCGTATGTAGTTCACATGCAAGTTCAAAGCTTTCAAAGTAGCTGTCATGATCTACAAACACTCCTATGTTCTGTGGAATCAGATGGAATGGATTACAGCAGTATTTATTGCCACAGGTAGTCTTGACAGCGGAATAGCCAAGGTCACCCCAGCTAAACCACATTGCAACTCGTTGTGGGTGATGCTGTGTACTACTAGATAATCCGTGTCGTCTCCATGCAAACTGAGGTTGCTTTGTACGTTTGTTGACACATCCCGTCCAATTCCAACATTCGTCGGGTGCACCGATCTCTACTTGTGACCAGAACTTAAGAGCCTTAACTCGGTTCTTCTTTACAAGTCTGTCAATGTCAAATGACATTCGACCTTCACGTGCTCCAGCAACACAACGAACACATGCTTGATGACTGTCGTATCGCATGGAATGACTTGAAAATCTTCCAAGCGAATGGCCGTGATAAAGGCAGAGCTCACCCTCGACAGCTGTGTTGGACATCTGTTTAACGCGTCTGCCATAAGCATGGCCTCCACGTTTTTTACTAGGTTGAGCTTCAGCCATTAAAAATCACCTTCGGGTTTTACATATTCACCACCGTTAGCTGGATACTGCTCATTAGTAGGCAGAGCTGTTAGCTGATGGTTAATCATGTACTCATATCGAGTACTATTTTCGTATTTAATGCGGACTAGTTTTGCTCGTGGAGTGTAATACTCAGGTGCTCCAACAACAAGTGCTGTCATACCGTTTGACTTAACACGCACACGTAGCCCAAGCTTGATATCCGTTGTTTTCATAGTAATACCTAAATGTTAAATATGTGTATTTAAAAATCGTTCAAGATATGATCTTCATTGAGAGGATCACTTTTTGGACGAATCCAGAGACGTAAAGACTTACGCTTGCCAGTCCCAGGATCTTTTCTAGAAGTAACGATACGCCTCCAACCCATAGATTGGAGTACGTCAGCTACACGTCTGCTTTCTCTACGACCTTGATTTCTAGGGTCAAGTTCAAGAGCTTGAGTTAAGACATCAGCTGCTGTTACTTCTTCTCTTATAGACACATAGGATGCAATCTTATCAGTCCAGGGGTCCGGATCACCGAACTCTTGAATGTAATCTGCAATCTCAGCAATTTCACCACTATTGAATTCATAAGGTACACCTTCCCGATAAGCATGGACTGCAGCAGCCCATAGCTGATCACGTTCTTGAGCTATTTGTTTCCAAGGTATTTGAAAACCTAGACCTATTTCTAGAGGTACAAAACGTCTGTTACCTGTGCTGTCAACCAGAAACTGGTTCCGATTGGTGGTGCCAATCATTACAAAGCGTCTGGGCAACTTAGAAGGCAGTGATGCGTAGGGATATCGAACTTCGTCTACACGACTAGTTACAAGGTTCTTGAAATTTTCAATGTTCTTCATGCTGAAGTAATTGTCAATTTCAGGAAGCTCTAGCAGCCAAGCAACATGCAATCGATACTGCTCACGCATCAAGGTTTCCAGAGGTGTGGTGATCTCTGAGAACAGTTGATCAGGAACAAGATTCCTGGCAAACATGGACTTACCAACGCCCTGAGCACCGACGAGAATCGGCAACCAAGACATAGACTCACCAGGCTTGTAAGCACGTGCTACAGCCCCAATCATCATGCGCTGCATGGCTTTTGTAGCCAGCTGATGGGGGTTGCCTAAGAAGATTGAACCAACCTTGTCCCAGTTTGGATGTGGTTTGCTACGTGCAGCGCAACCGTCTAGATATCTAGTGATCGGACAGTATGCATTCTTAAGTGCTGCATATTGAATAGCAGACTTGATTCGTTGTTCAGGAATAAATGTCCCATGCTCACAAGCAAGCTTTGTAGTCATGAGATCTAGATCATGACCTTCTAGTTGAACTAGATGACCGTTTGGATCATCGTATTCAATAGCACCTGTAAGTTTGTTTTTACGTAAGCCACTCAAAATTCTTTTGACTTTATCTACGTCGTCCTCACGTTCTTTTGCTGCATCATCATTGGAACGCTTTGGGCGTCCACGTTTTTTCACCTCCTTAGTATCTGGTAACGGTTCTGGTTCAAAATCCATATGCTCTCCTTTTGCGTGTGATATAACCTCGTCAAAACTAATGACTGGATCAGTTTCTGTATAACCTGAGGCATTACCTGCTGCTCCAAATCGTAAGTTTGAAGGCAGGCGACTAGTCCAATTAGCGTCTTGCTTTTTGGCTAGTGAATAGAGTTTAGTATGACCTGCATATTTACCGAGACCTCTCCATTTAAATGGTCGAATATTTTCTTCCTTCTCACCATGATGACCACGTAGTACCCATTCAACCCAATCGTCAAAGACAACGCTACCTATGCCAGCACAAGCTGCCATAACAGGTACGTAATAGGACTCGTATTCATCGTCATTACTTGGACGTAAGAACTCACGCAGGAGCCACTGACAACGTCTGATATCAATATCCTCACAAGTCGAAGGTACGAAGTCCGAAGATTCTTCGTAGTCAATATCATCCAGAAGGAATGAGGGAACCAACGCACCGTCATTAATACAGCGAGTAGTACCTGTACTGCCGTACCAAAGCCGCTCAGGCTTCTGTCCACAATTGTCTTTAAGTTCATCTAGTGCTAACTCGGCAAGTAATCGATTGACAATTAGCCAGTAAGCACCACGATGCTGAGCGGTAGTCTCAAGATCTTTCTCTAATGCAAACAACGCTCTGAAGCGATGCTCTTTGTCAGAGTGACTAGCTGACGTATAGGTTGCTAGGCACCACTCCTTAGCGGTGGTAGTAGCCCAGAACGTATCAATACGGGTGTCTCCATCGAAGTCAATGACAACTAAGTTGCTGCCAGCAGCATTATCTGCTTTGCGGTGACGTTCATGAAAATGAGTGGCACACCAGCCATAGCCAGCGTCCACCCAATTAAGGAGCCATTCGACATCAACGAATATGTTCTTCCAACCCTTAGCTACTAGCTGCGGATTCTCTTTGTTCAGGCAGTTCTTGTTGACTGCTACCTTGAGTATTTTTGTCATCCTCCATCTCGTGAAATTGTTTAG